AGCAACCATCGCTCCATTCCATTTGGTGCAGAAATTCAACAACGCACTTGAGATGAATGGATTGATTGCTGAAATGTACGGAATGTATGTGGCTGACTTGGCGCAGAAGTTCCCTATCCTTGAGCTCGGTAATTTGTTACGTAAAAAACCGAAGGTCATATATGACTTCGAGCCGCTATTCGGTGAATTCAACTACTCACTGGACTACTAAATCTCCAGCTCTTTTCTCATCGCCAAGAAATTAAACACAAGCACGAGCTTCATGTTGATGACTTGGTCGTATTTGGTGAGGTCACCGTTGCACATCGACCAGATAAGCTGCTCCCATCCCCATTTCTGCGATGACTTCTCACGCTCTGCTTCCTTTTTTTCTTCTGGGTCAGTGATGTCATCGATGTCATCCACCACTTGCTCGGTCATTAGATTCTTGTGGCTGGTGATGAAGTTGTCACGGAACTTGATATACTCGGTCAACACACCATACATCTTGGTGATTGGTTGGTCCAGGAAGTAATGCACACGACTCGAGGTCTTGAAATCAGTTGACTCCCATTTTGCGACAACTGAATCCTCCACGATCTCGGGGATGCGATACAGAAGAGCGCAGATGTTTGGCAGATACTGGATGTAGTCGCTCGTGAAGTAGTACTCCAGGTCGATGAACTCACCGAGAGTGAGGTCAGTCATTGGCTTGAGATAGAACTTGCCAATCCTATCAGTATATAATTTGCTCGGCTCGGTGTAGAGCCACTGAAGGTCTTTGAATATCTCGCCTACCTCTGCGATGTCAAGGTCATCGAAGTCATCTGGTACGGCATCTGTGAGCGCACAGAGGATATCGATGTTGTGGTTGAATGCACCATCCTCTGCTTTGAGTTGGCGCAGCTCAATGAACTGCTCAAGACTGACTTCCTTCCACCCCTTGGGCAGTATTGGCTTGGGCATATTCAGCGATTTTCTCGGTCACAAATACAATGTAAGGAACGCAGAGCTCTGCTTTCTGTGTGCGGAATAACTTGGCTTTGTGCTTGAGGTGGGCATCGGTGAAGTGCTCTGTGTTGGATAGGTCAGTGCGCTTGAACATGATTGCCATGATGTCACTGATGTAGTGGTTGGGCTTGGTGTTCACAATCTTCTCGATGAGCTTGGTCTCTTTCACTGAAAGTTTCAACTGCGCCTCATAGGTGTACCCTTCCAACTCGATGGTTGTCTGCGCCTCATTGGGTGTGTATGAGTCGAGGTTGAATTCTTGCACGAGCTTGATAAACTCGCTGAATGGGTAGTCATCCCACATCTCCTCCTTGATGCCAAGATATTTGAACATCTCCACATACTTTTCAATGTTGTCGAAGTCTTGGTTATTAAGGATTTGGCTGATTTTTTCGAACTGCTCAATGGTCAGCTCGCTCATTTTGTTAGGAATCTCCTGGTCGAATATCTGTATCATAATACTAATTTTTGAACAAAGATAAAAAAAAAGCAATATAAGCATGACCAAAGACCTTCCAATTTACAAAATCACCATCGAGGATGAATATGCCGATGGCGAGAATTTGGGAATCGAAATGATTGCTTTCACCAATATGCCAGCCATAAAGGTGAAGGGAATGGCATTCAACAGCGAGAAAAAAATGATGTTCGCTGATGATGTGAAGTATCGCATCACTGCACCAGCCATGATACCGATGGACATCTATCGCAGAGATTCTGAGGAGGGTGACTATTATGTGCAGTTCACCGCTGATGTCATCGAGAAGATTCACGCCAAGTTTATGGCTGACCTCCGCAATCGTGACATCTTCAACTTGGAGCATGACACTGATAAGAAGGTACCAGCCTACATCCTTGAGACATGGATCGTGGACAACCCAACCAAAGACAAAGCATTCAGCACATTTGGCATCGAGGTACCGGAAGGAACTCTCATGGTGACTGCTCAAGTGACTGACCCAGAGTACTACAACAAATTGGTTGAAGAGGGTCAAGTTGGTTTTTCCATCGAAGGCTTCCTTGGTCTGAAACTTTCGGAACAATTAAATCTTAATACAATGAAGTTACCTGATGGAGAGCACACCATTGAGGACAAAATCTATGTCGTTAAAGACGGCGAGGTTGTTGAAATCAAAGAGGTGGAAAAAGAACCAACCGAAGAAGTGGTTGAGGAAGAGATGTCAACTGAAGAGGTTGCAATGGAAGAAACAACAGTTGAAGAGACAACTGAAGAGTCTACCACTACCGAAGAGGAGATGGCTATCGACCCAGCAACAGACGCAGAAGCTATCCTTGCAATCGTCTTGCCAGTGATTGAGGAGCGTGAGAAGGCATTGATTGCCATCATCGCTGACCTACGCAATCAAATGGAAGAGATGTACGCAGAGAAAGAGGAAGAAAAGGCAGAGGAGCAAATTGCCGAGGCTACAATGAGCCAAAAATTTGCCGCATTTAAACAATTCAGTAATCAATAAAAAACAAATAAAAATGTCAAGAAAACTCCGTTTCGATTTGGATGTTGACGCATCCGCTCTATTGGCAGCGAACCCAGAGGCATTCTACTCTAAAGCATATTTGAGTGAAGAGTCTATCGCTGACAACTACCGCCTTTTACCAGGTGTGAAATCTAAAACCAAATTAGCGACTGTGCTTTTTGGAAATGTATTGCAAGCATCTTCTTGCCCATTCGATGCTCCAACTGATGACTTGAGCGCAGTTGAAATCGATGTATGTGCATTGAGTGCTATGGCTCAAATCTGTCAATTCGACCTTGAGCAATCATTCCTTGCCCTTCAAATGGCTAAAGGTTCAAATGGTGACTTTACTGTTGCATCTTTCATGGATTTCTACTGGAATGAAATGGCAAAGCAAATCGGTCAAGACATCGAGCTTATCCGTTGGCAAGGTGACTCCAACAAGAATGACGCTACATTGGCTCTTTGCGATGGTTACATCAAGAATCTTTTGGCTGACTCAACTGTTATTGACGTTACGAACACAACTGTGAACTCTGGAAACGTATTGGCTCAATTAGCTCTTATCTTCGCTGCTGCTCCTGCTGCAATCATCCGCAAGAAAGCTGACCTTCGCTTGTATGTTTCTACGAACATCGCTAACGCATACGAATTGGCTGCTGCTTCTGGAAACACCATGACATATGTAACCACTCCACTTCAATTGACATACCTTGGTGTGAAAGTTGTTGTTTGTGAGGGTATGCCGAATGACACTGCTGTCTTGACTTTGAAAGACAACCTTATCTATGCATTCGATGCAGAAGGTGATGACAAAGCGTTGAAAGCTGTCAACCTTTCTGACACAGTTGCAGAGCCGTACATCCGTACTCGTGCAAACATGAAAGTTGGTTTCGTTCACGTGAATGGTGCTGAAGTAGTTCTCTACTCTTAATATATCCAGGGGGGTGTAAATTCCCCCCTATTTTTTAACTAATTCAAAATCAAATACCTATGTCGTGCGAAGCTCTCGAATCCATTGTGAAGTCATGTGACAACAACAGTGGAGGCATTGAAAAAATTTGGATTAATCAACAAGACAACATTGCATCATTTACTTTGGATGCAACCAACACTTGGACAATCGATGCGATCACTTTAGCTGGTGGTGCTCCTGACTATACTCCTTTCGAGATACGTCGTAACACTGGAAGCTACACTGAAGATGCAGCGATTGACCTTGTGAATGGTTCATCTTATGTGACAAAAACAATCTCGTTGATGTTCCACCGTCGTGACCAAGACAAATCTCAAGCAATCAAAATCTTGGGTGCTGGTCAACAATACCTCAACGCAATTGTTAAGGATATGAACGGCAAGTACTGGTACTTCCCATTCCTTCAGTTAAGTGCTGTTGGTGAAGGTTCAGGTACTACTCGTGCAGATGGTAGCAAGTACTCCGTTACACTTGTCTCGGAAGATTCTTTCTTATCATATGAAATCGAAGAGGCTGCTGTGAATGCTGTCATTGCTTAATCTTAATTAACCTACTACAAAGAGCCATCCATACCGGGTGGCTTTTTTTTGTGAACAAAATTTGACCTCATTGCAATATAAGTAAATGATTTACATAAACAAGGGAGAGGTGAATTCGATTGTGCTGACACTGACAGAGGTGTCGACATTGACTTCGCCATATTATTTGTTCGTTTTTCAGAACGAAATGAACCCAACATCCGACCCAATCCTCTTCACAGCACCCGATGACTCCGACTATCCAGAGAGATTCAATCTCTTTTACCTGGATGAGCCCGTTGATGTCGAGCTAATGAAGGGACAATATACATATTCGGTGTACGAATCCACAATTCCACCCACAGAAATCAGCGATACCACTGG